ACAAGTAAACATCTATCTTTTTGTACAGAATACTTAAAAGCTTCTCTTTGATAATCTCTAACTTCGTGTGGTAATTTAAGAGCCTTAATTAGATTATCTAGTTTTGTATCATCAACTTTTGTATCTTTTATTTTAGTTCCGTCAACAACTTGTACATTATTGTCTTCACACCATTTCTTAATATAAGGATATAAACCCGCATAGATTTTACCACTGGCGTAATTAAATAATCGTATCTTTCCATCCCAAACTCGATTACGATATTGAGGCATAAACTTATAACCAGGTACTTCAAACGTAAAAAACTCACCAATCTCTCTACGAATATCAGCGTCTGCTTCTATTTTGAGATAGACTTCGTTTACTTTATCTATGATGATATATCTGGTTGTGGTCATTTATCAAAAAATATAGATATTGTAAATCTAAATTTTGGTGCGATTGTGGATTGTGGTCTAATTGAGTGCGGATAATCACCATCAAATAATATTATTCTGCCAGGAACATATGGTGATGTGTATATTATATTATTAATATTCTTATTATCATAAAACATAGTTTCACCATAATAACCATCTTGCCAATCTAAATTAACATAATATAAAGCCACAACTTTATTTCTATGTGTATGTACAAAATGTACATCTTCAGATTTAACTAAATTGAGTTCTATACGCCATAATTTTTCAGTATTGTAAGTAAATAATTTTGATTGTGAAAATGCTTTTTTAATATAAGGTTCAATACCTGATGACTCTAAATCTTTTAAATCCCAACTACTGTGAATATTTTTTATTATGTTTTTAGACAATTCGTCACTATCTTCCCAACCCAATCTAAATTGAGAGTTTGTACAAAATACATAAACTTTATTTCGTATAGAATAGTCAACTAAATTATCAAAAACTTCTATATTCATTAAATTGCTCCGCTAGTAAACTTTCTCCAGTCAATAGCATTTTTAATAGTGAAACCACGATTTGAAATTTGTCTAATTGTTCTATCTAAAAAATCTACTGTTGTTTGTATGTAATCTACTTTTTGTTTTAGTTTTTGTAAATCAATATCTGATTCTAAATATTTGTCAACATCTGTTTTAAGTAATTTAAATTGAAATGGTTTTTGAGCATATACACTAGCGTCTGCTTTACCAGTATAGTATTCCCATTTTTCTCGTTTCATAATATTATATTCTGTTTCACTACGACTTAACATTAACTTATATTTTGTTAGATGTTTTAAATATTGATTATGTAATTGAGGTGTTTTTAATGATTCTAAATCTAGTTCAGTATCATTTATTTTAAGGTCTTTATCAGCCTGTTGTTGTAATTCTTCAAGTGTCATAATATAATTTCCTTTTGTTATATACTACTTATAAGAGATATTAATAATCACTCTTACTTTTTCATCAGTTTGCGAAACAGCTCTATGTTGTCCACCATCAAATATTAACACACTATTTTTTATAGATGGTATTTTTATTTTTTCATTTAATAAAGTATATCCATCATTTGTATTAACATAATAAATTGCCACCTTATGATCTATGAAATGATCTCTATGTGGTTCTGAAAACATAGGTTTTGGATTTCTTAAATATAAATTTGCTCTTACTCTCAACAAACTCATATCTTTCATATCTTCTTGTTCTAATCTATTTAATATGGTTTTATTAATCCCATCAAAATATATGTCCTTTTGTTGTCCTATGTGGTCGTAAAATACGTGTGTAAAAAAAGGCATTTGTGATAATTTATTATCTGTAGGGTGTGGCATATAATACCAAGGAAAAGTAGGTGCAGGATCCTGAGGATAAGGAGGATTAATCATAAATGATTCAATTTCATCTGCTTGTTTTTGAGGTAAATAGTTTTCTATTATTCGGTAATTCATATTAATCCAGTTTTAACTTATCATCAAATAAAAAGTCACTATTAAAAGAAATGATAGTTTTTCTAGCTCCCATATTTGGTTTTGATCTGTGTAATATACTAGCAGGAAAAGTCAATAACTGTCCTTCTTTAATATCTAAATCAATTACTTTTTTATTCACATTATCATATAGCTGTGTTTTAAATTCATTATTCGGCAATTCTAACAAATAAACATTTGTATAATTAGCGCCATCGTGTACATGCCAACAATGTGAATCACCCTTTTCATATTGTTGAAACCAACCATTATATAGTCTATATTTATGACTATGTAAATATTTTTGAATTTTAGTATAAGTTGTTGGTAATATATTTTTGTAAAAATAATTTAGATATTCTTTATGTTCATTTTTAGGTAATTTCCAGTCCGTTTTTGTTATTGTTTCGTAAGGCTCTGCTGGTACTTTACTTATTAAATCTAAAAGAATGGATTTATGTATATTATGATCTACTATATCATTTATATAAATTTCATAATTTAAATTTTCAATTTTCATTATTATATATTATGTTGTTGTCACTGATGCGCTAGAAGCTCCTGTTAGGGCAAAATCATATATTTGATAATTAAATGATACTGTTGCTGTTAAATAATCAACATCTGCCGCTTGTTGATTATATTGTAATCCTGTCAAACCAGTTGGATAAACATCTCTAAATCTTATCTCAACTTGCGAATTATTTTTACTTGTTAATACTGTTAAAGTTGCATCGGAATATATACCACCAGCATTTGTAGCACCGTATTTAACTTTTCCTATCTCATTACTTACAGATTGATTTTTTGCTGGAAATCTATCATTACCTGATGACACTAAATTTTGAAATTCTGTATAATCTCGTGGAAAACCTAAACCAACTAACCAACCGTGTATTTCTTGGAAGTTTTCTAAATTTTCATCTACTAAAAAAGTCATTTGTAAAGGTTCGTAAGTTAACTTGTCGCCAGGTAATGGTATGTCTTTCAACGGTGTTGCTTGTGTCATAGCTCCACCTAGTGTGATACCAGGTATATTAACCGCAGTACAGAAATATTCTACTTTAGGTAATTTTATAATACTAAATTTAAATTGAGTAGGACTTGCGTAATCAATACTTGTAGGTTGACGTGAATATGATTTTGTAGTTGTCATATTACTATTTATATGTTATCTAGGAAGCGTTCCTGTTTCACCTAGTTTGTTTAATGCATCACTTATTTCATTAATACTAGGTTGATACTCCTTTTTACAAGGATTATCTTCTGTTGATACTTGGTATTCTTCACATATCGGTAATGTTTCATCTTTTACATCTTCTACTTCGCATGCTTTTACTGATAAAAAAATACATAACATTATAAGTGTTATGATGAATATGTAAAGATATTGAATTAAAATTTTCTTCATAGTGTTATTTATTAGATACAAAAAAGGCGAGGTTTATGGCCTCGCCTTTTTCTAAAATATGTAATATAGATTACATTAAGTTTGATACTTTGACTCTTCTGTAGTATCTATTTGAGTTAGCAGAACCTGCGTTATCAACTGCAGAAACTGCACCTGAAGCCGCACCAGTTTCAGCAAACGGGTTAGCGATTAAGCCATATCTCGTTTTGAAACCGATTTTCGGTTGGAAAGTGTCCTGACCAACTGCTCTTACCATTTGTAGTGGTACATATGGACAATAGAAGATACCAGCATCGTAAGGTGAAGTACCTTTATAACCTGCAACAAAGTATTGTGATGCAGTGTTATTTGCTGAGTACGGGTCAATGTACACTTTAAATCTACCGTTTAATACACCAGCAAAAGTATTACCTGTGTCGTCAACGTTTAGATTGTTGTTAAGAGCTGGAGTGTAATCTAATACACCTGCCATTTGAAGTGCAGAAGCAACATCAGAAGAACAGATAATTATATTACCTTTTCCTCTTCTTGTTCTTTGAGCGATAGCATTAGCTTCTCTTTCCAATTGGAACATTAAGCCTTTGAATCTCTCAACTGACCATCTACCATTTGAGTCTGTATCTAAATCAAATACACCCTCTGTAGTAGTGTTTACTGTACCTGTGTTTGCAGATGCACCTTTTTCAGCGTTGATGTAGATAGTTCTTACAACTTCTCTGTTGATTTCCGCAAGGATCTCAGCAGATAGAATGTTTGCAAGTTCTGTCTCTGCATCTAAACCG